TGCTACGGGATCATGAGCCAGATCGACGGTGACGGTATCTCGTTCGCCTCCCTCGAGGAGACCGACGACATGCCCGCCGACCGCCTGTTTTCCCGGTTCCTGCCCATGCTGGGCTCTGCCCGCCGCCTGGGCGTTGATCAAGGGGTGAGCTTCAAGCCGCAGATCCGCATCACCGGCGTGCACAAGGGTGCCGACGTGCTGAGCCACCTGATCGAGACAGGCGGTTACCACATCCTGCCGCCGGTGGACGTGTACCTGGGCATCGAGCTGGGGATCCTGAACGAAGCCTTTGTGCTCGAGATGCAGAGCCAGCTGCCGGAAGCGGAATATATCCGCCAGTTCCTGTGTATCAACGCCGCCGCACAGAACTGGATCTGGGAAAAGTACATCCGCCGGGCCATGGCGGTGGGGCTGCAGGCCGGGCTGGAAGCCGCCGGGCCATTGCCGGGGCACCGCTACCGCAAACGCGGCCTGCTGTCGTTCGGCTATGACCACTCCGGCCACGGCGAGAGCGCCCATGCATCCTGTTCCGCGCTGGTGGTGTGCGAGCAGGTTGGCAACTTTGCGACCTTCCCCTTTGTGAAGACCTGGCCGGCTGGTACCGACGATGCCGTGGTGGAGCGCGATCTGCTGGGCCTGTGGGAACACTTCCGACCTGACTACGCCAACGGCGATGCGTACGGCCTGGGCATGCTCACCAGCCTGAACGACAAGCTATTTGCCAACGGGCTAACCGAGATTGACCGCCGCAGCATAGGTGATGGGCAGTCCACCGCCAGCACCTGGCAGCACTGGCCGTTTGCCCCGATCCGTTTCGAAGGCATGACCAAGCACAGCATGGCCAGCGCCTTGCGCGCGGCCTTCCACAACGGCCAGGCGGCCATCCCCTACGTGGACGATGGTACCGATGCCCTCAAGGCCAAGAACGCCGCCAACACCCACTGGGGGCCGTCCGCCTTAAACCAGGTACAGGCCGATGCCAGCGACTGGGGCAAATTCATCCGCCAGCTGGGCAACCTGAAAGCCAAGCCGGTACAGGGTGCCAGCTACAACAGCTACAAGATGGCCAACCCAAAAGTGGGCGATGACCTGTTTGATGCGGCCTGTGCCAGCGTGTGGGCACTGCTGACACGCGGCGTGGCCAGCTACGTGCCACCGGTGATTAGCAGCCGCCAAGTCACTTCCGAACAACTACTGGGGATGCGCTGATGAGCTACCAGAACCAAAAGCCACGACGCACCACACAAGCCCCCGTGCTGCCTCCCGCGTCACCGCTGACGCCGGCACAGCGCGAGCGCGCCGCCCACATGCGCGACCAGTGGCGTGCCGCGTTTGGCGATGACCAGTTCATCCGTGACCTGGTCGATGCCGGCCTGATTCATGGCTGGCGCGATGTGCTGTCCGTAACCACTACCGAGGACCCCGACAATGGGCATGATTGATTCCCTGCTGGGACGCTTCGGCTACCAGCGCCAGACCGGTACCAGCCAGGCCAGTGGCGACCATTCAGGAACTGCAGACCGCACCCAACCTGGCGAAACTGCCAGCACCACTGCGAAAACGACGGAAACCGGCCGACGTGGCACGCCGGAAAGCCAGATCAAAGCCATCTACCGTAAGCTGGCTGTGGATTACGAGCTGCGTGCCATCATCAACGACATCAGGATGATGGATAAGCAGGACGGCCGGGTTAAGCGTATCCATAACCGCATCGCACGCGACGTGACACGGGGCGGTATCGTGATGCTGAACGCCACCCCGGGGAGCCAACTGCTGGCGCAATGGACGGCCTATGTCCGTCGGCTGGAGCTGAACAACCCGCAGAAGCTGAAATCTGACGCTCGCGGCCTGCTTATGGAAGGCAACCTGCCTATACAGTGGGTGCTGGACGGTGCGGCCAACGTTGTCGCCGCCGTGCGCATGCCCAGCGAAACCATCCGCCCCAACGTGGCGCTGAACGGTCGCTTCAGCGACCCTGCCCGTGCCTATACACAGATGGACCTGCAGAGTGGTACCGAGCTGGCCAGCTTCCCGCTGTGGCAAATGACGGTAGCCAGGCTGGATCCGGACAACTACGACGACATGGCCGCACTGGGGCGTCCTTTTCTGGATGCCAGCCGTGAGATCTGGCGCAAGCTGCGCATGACGGACACCGACCTGGTGGTGCGCCGGCGCCACCGCGCCCCGCTTCGCCTCAGCCACGTGCTGGAAGGCGCCTCCGAGCCCGAGCTGAAGGCCTACCAGGATAGAGTCGAGGCAAACAGCGACCTGATCACCACCGACTTCTACCTGAACAAGAAAGGCAGCGTCACTGCTGTGCAGGGCGATGCCACGCTGGGCGATATCGGCGACGTCACCTACCTGCTGGATTCTTTCTTCGCCGGCACCCCGCTACCCAAGGGCATGATGGGCTACACCGACGGCATGGCCAGGGACATCCTGGAGGACCTGAAGCGGGACTACTTTGATGAAGTTGACCAACTGCAGGACGTGCTGGCACTGGTCTACGAATTCGGTTTTCGCCTGCAGCTACTGCTGCGCGGCATCAACCCGGACACCGAGCCGTTTACCATCACCTTTTCCGAGCGCCGCACCGAGACCCTGACGCAGACCACGGACCGCGCGCTGAAGCTGAAAGCGCTGGGCCTGCCACCATCCATGGTATGGGAAGAACTCGGCTACAACGCCGCCGCAGTTGAAGCTCGTCGCCAGAGCGATGCCACGCACTATGACCCTTACCCTTCCGAGCCCAACGCCCCACAAACGGTAAAGATCACCCCGGGCAACGGCCGCAAGGGCGACAGCGCCACCAGCGTGAACCATGGCCACTAACGCCGAGCGCGCGGCCAAGATCCGCGAGGCCACTCTGCAGGCGGTACGCGAGCGCAACCAGCTGGGTGATGCCGCCATCGAACAGCTGGTGACCATTTACGATGATGCCGGCGAGGCCATTGCCGAGCAGATCCAGCGTGTCAGCGGTGGGAGCGACAATCTGCTGACGCTGGATAACCTGCAGCAAATCCTGACCGAGATACGCCAGCAGATGGCCGAGCTGGAAAAGCAGCGTGATGGCCTGCTGTACCGCAAGATAAGCCAGGCCGCCGTGTTGGGAGCCAAGCCTTTCGCCGGCGAGCTACCCCCTTCCCAGCTGTTTGCCATCAACCACCAGGCGGTATCTTTCGTGCGGGCACTGGTGGCCTCGGATGGTCTGCAACTGTCAGACAGGCTGTGGCGCCTTAACCGTAACGCCACCGAGACGCTAGCCGAGCACATCCAGTTCGCGGTGATCAACGGCGAAAGCGCCCACCAGGCCATGCTGCGCACCATGGGCAGCGGCCAGGGCGTGCCACACGACGTGGCCATGGCCTACAACGGCGCCAAGGCCGGCACGCTGTCACGCAAGGTGCGCAGCCTGATGACCGGCGAGGCCGACCCGGTCAACGGCAAGGGGGTGGTGTACCAGGCTGAGCGGGTGTTCCGTACCGAGATTAACCGCGCCCACGGCGAGGCCTATATGGCCAGCGCGTTCCAGACCGACGGCGTGGCCGGCGTGCGCTTCATGCTGTCGGTGAACCACCGCGTGCGGGATGTGTGCGACACCCACGCCACGGCAGACAAGTACGGGCTGGGCCCGGGCGTGTACCCCAGCCGCGAGGCCTGCCCGTGGCCGGCACACCCGAACACGCTGAGCTATGTTGAGGTAGTGTTTGACTGGGAGACAGCGCTATAGGAGTTTTACTTGCGTAAAACAAAAAGTTTTACTAAAGTATAACAAGCCTGCTGAGAAGCACGCTCTTACAACTTGGGAATTAGTGCGCATTGCGCTTTTTTATATTGGACCTTCATGGTTTTTAAGGAGACTCGCTGAGTCAGCCAAACACAGTAGCAAGCAGCAATCTGTTGGCTCACGAGATTTATGCAGGAAGCAGATCATGACTCAAGCAACACTTCGTCGCTCGGGTGGCTCACTGATCATGACCATCCCATCGATTTTTGCTGAGCAAAATCACTTATCCGCCGGAGATAACGTGGTTCTAGACATTAACGGGCCGAGCATGACCGTACGGGTCGAGAAGCGCCGAGAAAGAAAACGTTACAACTTGAAAGAGCTTGTAGCCAATACTGATCCGGTTTTTTTGAAACCTGTGTGGGATGACGTGCTTCCGGTCGGCCGGGAGATTTAACACACATGTTTGTGCAAGGTGACATCATTCATCTTAATTTCACCCCGTCAGCAGGGTGTGAGATGAAGGGGCCTCACTACGGCCTGGTCGTATCCCAGAGCGACCTTAATTTTACTGGGGCTGGTCAAGTCTGCCCGATTACTACAGGCCCGCAAGAGCTGGCTCGAGAATCGGGACTGACTACCAGCCTGATGAACACTGGGCTCAGCACGCAAGGCATTGTTTTGGTAGCGCAAGCACGGTTCACAGACTTCGAAGCCAGGAATGCTCGGAAGGTTGAGCATGTTCCAGACTACATATTGGATGATGTTCTTGATAAGCTAGCAGCGATCTACGGATTTTAAGCAAGCTGAAAGCCCCGCCAAGTGCGGGGCTTTTTGTTTGCCTGCCACTTCGCTTTTCATTCAAAATACACACATCGCATACACCAACGGAATGCAAGAATGAAAACGCTGGCCATCGCTCTGTTCGCCCTCACCCTGCTGACTTCACAAGCGCAAGCACGTGGCAATACGCCCTGCTCTGGTAAAAAAGGCGGGGTATCACACTGCTCTGGCAGTAAGTTTGTCTGCAAGGACGGGACAATAAGCCGCTCCAAGAAGATCTGCGGCAGCTAGGGCTTTGCAATGAAACTAACACTAAGCGCTATCTTCGCCGCGCTGGTGCTATCTGCTTGCGGGAGTGATGAAGTCAGCCCCCAAACAGCAGTGCAGCAGAGCTATGCCGCGGAGCCTTCGTTCCAGGAACTGGGCCAAAGAGGTGTGGATGCTCTTCGTGCATTCGAAGCGGCATGCCCGCGATTTGCATCGGCAGCCAGTGACTTTGAAAACCTTACTCTGTCTGCAATGTCATCAGGCATTCCTGCAGAGCTGGGTTGGCACAACGGTATTACCATCAGCTTCAAGGTCAAGGACCACCCTGCCAATCGCTTTCTTGTCGATACAGGCTCTTTTGGCCATCAGTGCATGATTCACCTTGGCGGAGGCACTCACCCCGGGTTGATCAGCAGCAAGCGTGCCTGTGCCTCGATCTGCAATGAGACGACAAACCAGATCGGGAATGAGACATTCGGTGTTTATCACTACGCGATTCCGGCTCTGGCAGCATTTCAGCCAGCTGCAGCAACCACTCCACTTGCCAACCTGAAGGTCACCCTGCCTGAAGGGCGACTCAACTGGCAGCAACTGATTGCAGGCCTACGCCTGAAGGAAGTTGAAGGCCCATCTGCGGAGCCAGGCCAGAAAGCCAAGCGCTGGAAACGTACATTCAACGTCGATGGCGATGCCACCGTGGAAGTCATCGGCAAAGACTTGCACGATGCGGCCAAGCT